TAAAGATTATTATTCTTTCCATCGTAGGGCTTATTTTCACCTTTATTGAATTTGAAATAATTTATTTTTTAATCAGTACTTATTATTTAAATCGTAAAATTTGTCATAAGTCATTAAATTTTTCATTAACATGTAATTGTTTGTGTATCCTTTTATGGTCTGTGGATTAACAGGTTTTCCATCTTTAACATAATATTTCGCTATTTCTATATATATATGGCGATGTTCTTTTAAATCCTTTTCTTCTAAATGTTTTAATATTTTATCAAAATATGTTCTTTTATCTAATTGTTTTTTGCGGACTTTTAAGTTTGCTGCTACTGTTTGTTTTCTTTCATCTTTAGCCATCATTTGCAATTCTTCTAAAGTTGGTCCATTTTCTTCTTTTGTAAATTTTTTAAATTTTTTTGAATATTTTTCTTTCAGGCAATATCTAAACCATCTATTGTAATCATCTGGTTCTGGGAATGCTTGTAAGCAGTACATTTTATTTCCTTTTAATTTGTATTCACATTCTGTACTTTTTCTAATAATATTTTTCCTTAATGTTTCTAATTTATCATCACTAAAAAAATTAAAGTGGTAATGTAATTTTGTTTTTTCACCGAATTTATTTAACTGTTCTATACCTAATACATAATCATACTCTTTGTCTATCTTTTCGCGAATGAGATGATTTAACAGGTATGTAAGTCTGTGCTTGTGTGATTTTTCTAATTCCTCGTCAGGAACGTTGAAGATTTCTCCTAAAGTAAGTCGTAATCCGTAATAGGGCATGTTATAATATATACAAATATTTTATTTTTGTCTTTTGTCCGCAATTGAGCCACTATAGGTTATGCCTAAATTATACAATTTAGCATACGCATAGTGGCTTTTAGTTACGCTGGTAATTATTAGCATTAGCGTAATGCTGGTCTGTTGCTACTTTTTTTTATATATGTTGTCGTCGTCTAAAAGTAACTCCTAAAGTTTAGACAGTTTTTGGAAATCAAAAATCTAACTTATCACTCCCCCTCTAAAGAGTGGGAGTGGGAGTTCAAAGGTTTATTTATGTGTCGCGTATCGTCGCTCTGCTCTCTTAAGATGAACCTACTTCTATAGGTTGATAGCAAATTACTGTGTAATCTATGGTTACACGTGCGTAGATAGATGCATGGTCTCCAGTTAAAGCACTATCAAATACTTTTAATTTTAAGAAACACTGACGTGTTGGGTTGGTTCCAAATAAAGCAGCGTAATCGCTGTTTTCAATATACTCATCACCAACTCCTGTACCAGAGGGGTAGATTAACTGTGTTTTCTTATCTATACCCCAGAACTTACGAACTCCGTATGTCATGGCGAATGATCGTTTCGCTCTGGATAATTCTATTCTGTTGTTTGAACTACCAGGTATGGTAGTCATTAAATAAGATGAATTAGGCATTCCTAATTCTATATGTTGTTCTAAAGAACGGCTGTCTGCTGTAGCATTATCGTCTAAATAGGCAAATAAAGTTGGATTTCCAATACCACCTGCTACTGACGATGTGCCTGAACTTAACAGTTCAATATATGCTTTCGCACCAATAACACAATACTTTGAGTAGATTGCTTGAACTTGGTCGTGAAAGCGGGGCTGATGCCCGACTGATGTATGGTCTGGGTCAAATATACTATTCATTCTAAATACATATGGACCAGCACCTGCATTATGATTGGGGATTGTTACATTATCACAGTATCTCATGTTAAATTTCATACTGTTGGGGAAGCATTTTACGGGGCGGGGTATAACACTTCTGGCGGCTTGGCGGCGGCGACGATTTCTTCGGGCGCGGGCTCCTCTAAAAGCGGCTTGAATTTTGCGGGCGGCACGGCGGCGACGTTTTCCTAAAGCGGTTCGGGGCATTGTTATAATATATGTAAAGATTATTATTCTTTCCATCGTAGGGCTTATTTTCACCTTTATTGAATTTGAAATAATTTATTTTTTAATCAGTACTTATTATTTAAATCGTAAAATTTGTCATAAGTCATTAAATTTTT